TGACGTAAATCTATTGATATTGCTTTAACCATGGTTAGACCTCCATAGTTAAAGTGAATCACAACAACCAACACAAATCAAATCAAAAATTGAGTCAGTTAAATTTAAATCCGCTCTAGTCCTAAAGATTTAAGTGCTTTGATCGTTGGTTCAAATTCACCTGTGCCTCTTGGTGTTATGACAAACGCAAGAGAGACACCCAAAGGTTTTCGCGTTAAAATGTGGGGAAAGCAGCAACATTTCCCCCATGCTTTCTTAAAGGGTGGGCATTTCCCCTATAGAAAGAGAATTAAAAGCAAAGGAAATGTTCCCCACGCTTTTCAACGTGTCGAAAGCTCTGGCCGTCAAATGAAACCACTTGCTGGTATTGCCGCCGCTGAAAGTATGGGAAAACAAAAAAATCTTGATAATCTCGTTATCTTAGCTCATGAGCGCATTGAAGCCAATTTAAAACGATTATTACAACGCGCCATTGATGGTAAGAAATATAGTAAAAAATAAGATGAAGAAAAAAGCCCCTCAACCCCGCTTAAAAATGAGAGGATTATTTGTATTTATTTTTATTAAATGTTTTCAATGTGTTAGGTACTTCCAAAAGGCAGGGGACATGCGGGGGAAAGTCCAGCGCAACATTTCGCTAGAGCATTTTCAGCAAAAGTGGACACCGGTTTTGCGTAGAAAAATTCGTAAAAACAAAGAACTAGAGCGGTCTACTGAGCCAAGCGAAGTTAAAATCGCTCTAGAGATAGAGTTTACAAAAACGGTTAACGGTTAACAGTTTTATGAACAATCAAACGACCGAAAGTAAGGCGGCGTTCTCTAGACGTATTGGGCGTTCTAAGGCTTATGTCTCCAAGCTGATTGCCCGTGGGCTACCGTTAACTCAAGATGGCAAGTCTGTGTTAATTGCGGATGCTTTGGCCTTTATTGATGGCAATGTTTCCACCGATGAGGGGGAAAGAAATATTAATTTGAATGCGGCCAAAGCGCGGCTAGCTCTTGCCAATGCCAAACGGGCAGAATTTGCCCTTGAGTGTGAGAGCGGGCGTTATGTGTCGCGTGATGAGGTCAAGCGTGCGGCGCGTGCTTTTGGTCGTGCGCATCGTGACGCCATGCTTGGCTTTGCCAATCGTTACGGCGCATCCATTGCCGCCGCCGTTGGCTGCGACCCCGCCTCGCTGATTGGTGAGCTTGAAGCGCGCATGCGTGAAGCCTTGCTTGAATCTGTTGGTATTCCCACGCCGTTTCAAGATGGGGACAATCTTGATGATATGGAGATTTTGCCATGACAGACGCGCCGGATTTTTCTCTTGCCTCTGGTGGCATGGTTTTTACCATAAATGCCAATGAGGCACGCCAGCCCGATCCGCCCTATACTGTCTCGCAATGGGCAGATAAAAACCGCTATCTCTCAACTGTTGCTTCCGCCGAGCCGGGCTTGTGGCGCACCGGCCGCACCCCTTACTTGCGCGAGATTATGGATTGTCTATCCTCTTATTCGCCGATTGAAACGGTGATTGTCATGAAAGGTGCACAAATTGGCATGTCGGAGGCGGGGTTGAATTTCTGCGGTTATGCCATTCACCATTCGCCTGGTCCTGCCCTTTATGTCATGCCAACAGTTGAGACGGTTAAGAAACTCTCAAAAACTCGTCTTGACCCGATGATTAAGGCAAGCCCCGCTTTGTCGGCACGCATCAACCCCGCCCGCTCGCGTGACTCTGGCAATACGATTTTAGCTAAAGACTTTGACGGCGGCGTGTTGATGTTAACGGGGGCAAATTCGGCCGCCGGTATCTGGTTTTAGATGAGGTTGATGCCTATCCCGTCAGTGTTGATGATGAGGGTGATCCGGTTAGTCTTGCCATCAAGCGGACAGCCAATTTTGTCCGCCGCAAAATCTTTTGTCTGTCAACGCCTGCCAATAAGGATACAAGCCGCATTGCACAAGAGTTTGAAAAAGGTGATCAACGCTATTATCATGTTGCCTGTCAAGCCTGTGGCACCTTACAACCTATCACATGGAAACATATCAAATGGCCGGAGGGTGAGCCTGAAAAGGCTGTCTTTGTCTGTCAAGCATGCGGACACGCGCATGAGGAACATTGCAAACCCGCCCTTTTTGCTGAAGAGAACGGTGCACATTGGCAACCCACTCAAGCCTCTGCCCGCGCTAATTTGCGCTCTTATCATATTTCTGCCCTTTATTCCCCTTGGTACAGATGGGGGGAATGCGCCCGCGATTTTTTAGAAGCGAAAGATGACCCTGCCAAGCTGCAACCGTTTATCAATACTGTGCTAGGTGAACCATGGCAGGATAGAAGTGGTGAGGTGATTGATACAGATAGCCTTTATGCTGCGCGTGAGAACTATCCGATTTTGCCGCCCCGTGCATGTTTGTTAACATGCGGTATTGATGTGCAGCCTGATCGGTTAGAGTTAGAACTTGTGGCTTGGGGGCGCGATGAGGAGAGTTGGAATATTGATTATCAGATTATTGCTGGCGATCCCTCAAGTGGGGAAGTTTGGGAGATATTGGATGAGTATTTAAAGAAACGGTGGCCTCATCCGGCCTTTGATAGCGGAATGAAAATTAAGGCTGCGTGCATTGATACGGGAGGTTCTAATACGCAATCGGTTTATAATTATGTCCGCCCACGTGAGGGGCGGCGCATTTGGGGCATTAAAGGGCATGCCGGAACAAGGCCAGTCTGGCCACGGCGTCCCTCCCGCAATAACAAGGGTAAAATCAATCTTTATATCATCGGTGTCGATAGTGCTAAGGAGACAATTACCGCACGCTTTAAAAAGGTTGGTGCGGGTGCAAAAGGTGCGGGGGCAACACATTTTCACATGGCAAGGGATCGTGAATATTTTGAACAATTAACGGCAGAGCGTAAGGTGACGCGCTTCCATAAAGGTTTTCGTGTTACCTCATGGGAGAAGGGGGAAAAAGATCGCAATGAGGCATTTGATTGCCGCGTTTATGCTTATGCTGCCCTTTGTGGCCTTGTGAGCAGCGGGATGAATTTAAACGCAAAAGCCAAATCACTCGAACAACGTTTAAATGAGCGATCCCCCTCCCCAGACCGAAGAGGAGAGGCTAACGCCACATCACGAGAACCCTGCCCCCGTCATGCAGGCAACCACGCCCACAAAAGGCATGCCGCTCAAGAAAAAGCGGCGGCGCATATCAATAAGCCCCTTCATGCGTTAGAATTTTAATGAATATGTGGGCGGGCAATTAACGGATTAAATCGCACGGCATATGCAAACTCATCTTGTATATTGTCTTCTTCCTCAATCACCCAAAAGCTCGTTTATGAGCGGCTAATTTTAAGCTGCATCTTTCACCGTGATAATCAGTTTTTTACCCAAAACGCTTAAAACCTGCTCTAAAGTTTGTAATTTTGTTGGATAATTTGGGTCAAGAATACGCCGCGCCTCCGTTTCTTTTTTTCCTAATTTTTGTGCTAATTGCGTCTTAGTCATCCCCACCGCATTAAAAGCCTCTATCACACTAAGCTTAAGTGTATTCCAAGCATCAAGACTAATGGGTTGTAGTCCCTCATGATAATTTGCAACCGGCAGAGATAACCCTCGTATCGGGTAGGAGCGCAAAGCCAATCCCAAAGCTTGAGCGGCATTATCATAAGCCTCTTCCTTATCAATCCCCCCCGTTATCGCTTCCGGCACATCTGGAAAGGTCACGATAAAGCCACCATCTGGATCATTTTCAATCTTGGCATAATAAATATAATCCATTGTTTTTCTCCTATAATCCAAGTTGCTTTTTAACAAGCTTGATATAATTTGGCGTCAATTCACCAGATTTGATAATGGTATAGCGATCACCAAAACTAATCCCATAATGCGAACCTTTACCTGCATCATGATCCTCACGATAAAAAACGCCTCTTTTCCTAGCTTCCTTGCGTAACTCTCTCAAAAAGGCTTCTCTTTTCATCGTCAAGTTCCTGTTTTATTCATTCTTGTAATCGCACGAAAACGTGTTCATGTCAAATAAAAACGAACGAAAAAGTTTGTTTTTTGCTTTAAAAACAATTTGACGATTGCCTAAGGCTATCCGCTTTTACTCATCCTCAAGCTTTAATCCGGCCTCTATGGCCAAACAAGCCAGCGCAACGGTGCGCGGGATAATAACTGCTCGCCCATCTTCATAGCGTGAGCCGCGCTCATAATTGATAACGGAGCGATTATTTAGCCCTAACGCATCAGCGGCCTGTTGTTGGGTAAAGCCCATTTTTTTTCGCCACATCTTGAATTGCTCTGGTTTCATGTGTTATAGTCCTTGTTAATGCCGAAAGGAGGAGACGCTTTAACCCAAGGTGGGATGGGGATTGCTCCCCACCCCGTTTAGGCTAGAAGATTATGGTTAGTTCAATGGTGCAAACAAAGATTTTAACCTTAATCTTTACCTTTTTGGGCTTTTCCAAACGTCTCACCTCCTTTCGGTTTCGTAAGGGCTTATTCCCTTACATTGATATTTGTACCATGTACATTAAGATAAGTCAACATTCTTTCCTCATTTTTCTAAGTTTTTGATGTTTTTTCGCTCGCGCTTTTGTGCTTGGCAAAGAATATTCTTGTCCAAAAGTGCGGACAATCGTCAAAGGCTTTTGTGCTCAAATACTGTTATTTTGGGGATGCAGTCAATGACGAGATTTGGGCAGGATAGCCGAGCATGACCACGCGCCTTGATGAATTAAAGCAACAAAAGATCGCTTTAGAGGCATCCCTTTATAGTGGTGCGCAGTCGGTCAGGCATGGTGATAAGCAGCTTTATCACCGCTCGGTTGAGGAGATAAAACGCGCCCTTGATGCGTTAAATGAGCAAATTGCCCGAGAGGAAGGTCGCCGCCGCAGCCGTATATAGTGAGCGCACGTGAAAATCCGGAGGATTGAACGTGAAAAAGACGAACGACAACAAAAAGATAACATACCCCGTTTTTCGGGTTTCGAAGTGCACGGGGTATATTCTATCTCAATAGCAGTAGAGGATATTGATGCTTAAAGCTTTTTCAAAACGCCTTGTCAATGCTTTTCGTGTGACAGGGTCACGTACACCGCATTTTCAGGCGGCATCACGCTCCCCTCGTTTAGCCAATTTTAATCCGTCAAAAAATCATATCAACCGTGCCATTGAAGCGGCAGGTGAGACGATTGTTGCGCGTTCACGCTGGCTTTATGATAATGACCCCATTTATGGTTCTGCCGTTGATGAATGGGTGTCAGCAGTGGTCAGTGACGGCATTAAGCCCCATCCGCGCATTCAGGGTTTTAAGCGACAAAAACAGCAATTGCTTAATTTGTGGTGGGCATGGGTTGATGAAGCCGATTATGCGGGGGAGTGTGATTTTTATGGTTTGCAAGAAACAATCGCGCGTGAAGTATTCATGGCGGGAGAGTGTTTTGTTCGATTACGGGTGGTTAAGGCAGATGAGGCGGTAAGCGTCCCGTTTCGGCTTGAGATTTACCCATCAGAAATGCTTGATGTCACCTATGATGCACCGGCCGAAATACAAGGGCATTATAGTGAGCGCACATGAAAACCCGAAGGGTTGAATGTGAAAAAGACGAACGAAAACAAAAAATTATATACTCTGTTTTTCGGGTACCGAAAAGGACAGAGTATATATCCGTATGGGGATTGAATTTAACGAGGCAGGCCAGCGTGTTGCCTATCATTTTTTCCGTTTCCATCCTTATGATGACCACCCTTTTTCTCATGCAGGTTTTGACCCACACGAACGTGTTCGCATTGAGGCTGCCCATATTATTCACGTTAAGGAACAAAGACAAGCCGGACAATTGCGCGGATCCCCGAAAATTACCCGTTCATTGGTCAAAATCTTTCAGCTTGAATCTTATGATGATGCCGAGCTTGAACGCAAGAAAACGGCGGCCTTGTTTAGTGGTTTTTTAATTGGTCGTGGTGAGATACCTTTTAACGATAAGGATGATGAAGAAGATAAGGAGAATGAAGAGGATTTTGCACCAAATCTTCAGCCGGGGGCTGTGGTTGATTTGGGCGATGATCGTGATATTCGTTTTTCAACCCCCACCGAGGTTGGTGGCTCTTATGAGCCGTTTCAATATCGTAACTTGCTTAAAATCTGTGCTGGCTTAAACATGCCCTATTCCATCGTGACAGGTGATGTCACGCGCGGCAATTTTTCCAATGTTCGCACTGCCATTATCCAGTTTCGCCGCCATGTCAAGCAATGGCGGGCTAATGTGATGGCCTTTCAGCTTAACCGTATTGTTTGGGCGCGTTTTGTTGAGGTGGCAGTTTTATCCGGTGTGATTGAATTACCAGATTTTGATGACAACCCCGCCCCTTGGCTACAATGTGAGAGTTTTGCCCCACCTTTAGAGATGATTGAACCGATTAAGGATATTACCGCAGAAAAGGAAGAGATCAGGGCGGGGTTAAAAAGTCGTACCATGGCATTGAATGAACGTGGCTATGATAGGGATGATATTGATGCCGAGATTGCCGAAGAGCGTGATGATGCAAACATGAGGGGTCTGATTTTTGATACCGATATGGCTGCAAGCTCTTCTTTCTCATCCCTGATAGAAGATGAAGATCTTCATAAAAAAATCAGGGGAGCGAGGCACATGAAGGTTAAGCGGCAATAAAAATATTCAATTTACACCAAGGGACGCGCTATATCTTCCTCTAGTACAGCACGAATATAGCGCGAATAGGGAATGCCCTTTTTTGCTGCCCGTGCTTTTATTGTCTCCAGCAAGGGCGCAGGCAAACGCATATTCAAAGCCACATCCTTTTTAACAATTTCAAAGCGCATTGGCTTGAAACTTGAAAGATCATACTGTGTTAAATCCGCATTATCAACAAAGGCTTCAGCTTCCTCATCACTAGAAAAGCTAGGCATTTCCTTTAATTTGGCGTTCATAATGGTCAATTTCCTTTTTGTGCATAAAACGGGCGGATATGGGTCTAATTTTGATTTTATTATCAATTTTCCGCACCATGAAAACTAGAAAAACATACCTTTCTTTTTCGGTTTTTCCGATAACCCTCATCCGCGGCTCTTGTTGATAAGGATCAGGCATAATAAACGGCTTATTCGTGAAGACTTGTTCAATTTCTTCTCGTGACACCCCATGCTTACCGCATTTCGGCCAATTACCATCATCCCAATCAAAGCCATCAATGCGCATGTAAAACCTCGAACAATTTCTACACAAATGTATATATTAAACTGGTTGTTTTATCAATAAAAATAATGAGAAAAGTAAAAATTTCTCAAATCTTTCCTTGACGATTGTCCAACGTCAACGCCGTCTCATATTGTTAATATTGGGGCATGAATATTGATCTTCCCCATTTAGAGCATTTTCAGCAAAAGTGGACACCGGTTTTGCGTAGAAAAATGCGTAAAAACAAGGAACTAGAGCGATCAACTGAGCCAAGAGAAGTTAAAATCGCTCTAGCCGGTCGTCTATTTAATCGGCCGCATATGATAGCGGCGAATAAGCTTGATGTTATCTTATCGGCAATTGCACCGCGTATTTTTGACGGCGGCAAATTGCCTTTTGCGGCTTTTGCTGATGAGGGTACGCTTGAAACCACCGCGCCGCCGGAGGCTTATCGCGTTGAGCGCGGCGTGGCTATTCTCCCCGTGCATGGTACGCTGGTGCGCCGTGGCGGCTTTATCAATGCTCTATCTGGCCTTACCTCTTATGAGGGGCTGTTAGCCTCTTTCACTCAAGCAATAGTGGACGCGGATGTTAAAGCGGTTATGCTTGATATTGATTCATCAGGTGGGGAAGCAGGCGGGGTATTCGATCTGGTTGAGGCAATGCGTGCGCTTGCCAAGAAGCATAACAAACCCGTCTGGGCACATGCCAATGAGCAAGCAGCCTCGGCAGCTTATGCGATTGCCTGTTCGGCTGAACAGATTTGGGTAGCAAGAACGGGGGATGTTGGCTCAATTGGCGTGGTTTGCGCCCATATTGACCAGTCAAAATATGATGAACGGCAAGGTTTAAAATGGACATTTATCTATTGCGGCGATCATAAAACCCATGGCAATCCGCACCAGCCCTTAGAAGATGAGGCACGGGCTAAAATCCAAGCAGATAGCGATTATCTTTATGAAATGTTTGTTAAGCTCGTTGCGGACTATCGTCCAATGTCGGCAAAAGCGGTTCGTGATACAAAGGCAGACACTTTTATTGGTCACCAAGCGGTTAATCTTGGGTT